TTAATCCCCACTTTCAATAGAACATATCATATTTTGATTTCTTATACACATTTCTTTTGCATTACAGATTCTCGATATAACAGAATCTATTTCAATTGATGTACTATAGTGCAAATAATCAACTTTTCTATTTTCATTTTTTTCTATTTCAAATATTAACATTTCTATAGCTAACCCATCTAATAGCATTTTACTTTTCGCCCTATTATACGTTGGGTTTATTTCTATAAATTCTCTGAATATCTTTTTTATTTTTTCCATATTTTTTTCTTTATATTTATTAAAAACTCCAATATTTCTTCTTTCATCAAAATCAATTTCATTATACTTGTCAGACACATCTATGATAGCTTTTATTATCTTCCCATCATATTTTTGAGTTTTTTGTTTCACTTTTTTATAATATTCTTTTGCTACTTTCTTTGAACTAATTCCAAACGAGTCATCTTCTATAAAAAAATAAGCACCATTACCTAAATCATTTGGCATTTTTGTTTTTTCATTTCTTTTATAATTCATTACATTGGTGTTGAAATTGTTAAACTTAAAATGATTTTCCTTTAATATATTATCTGCTTGACTTGATGAAGTGGCATGGTGGCCTATAACTTTATTTTCATTACACTTAGTTTCAAACCCCATTTTCATACCGCCTATTTTTTTAAATATAAAACAAATTCATTATCTTCAATTTTACCAGTGAAGTCAATACTTATTTCAAGGTGATTTCAACCAGTATAATCAGCCTATTTAATTATATCCTTATTTTTAAATACTAGTCATATTAATTATCTCTTACTCAAATTTATAATTCAACTTAAAATTCTTTTCGTCCAAATTTGGACTTATTAACGACTTACTAATACTTCACTTATCTTTGTTTAAAGGCAGTCTATTTCACGACACCCCTTCATATTGTATTCAGAACGCAATTTTGCGTTGTGTACTTTTACAAAAACCAATTTTGGATTCTGATGTCAAAGCTCAAATTTGAGTTATGAATATAGTTACATCAGCACAATTTTTATACTCGTTTCTAATACATCATTTCAGTGCGTTAAGTTTAGTATATGACTATTCTATCATTTAAGTACCGCAGTTTTTAGAAACCTCTTATGCAAATCAGAACTTTCATGTTACTATATATACGTACCTTCAAGGTACATTTTAGTCATACTATGCCTTTTTTGATGATTTTAGCGAGTCACTACACCGTAATGTAGTGACTTTTTTTGTATAACACTCTATAACTGTATATATCAATGCAACACTGACACTCTCTCAGCATAAAAAAACCGCCCTTTAAGGCGGTTAAGGATTGCTGAGTAGAGTAAAGAGTGTTTTTTAAAAGAAATGTCACATTTCTATAAAGTAGACTATCTATTTCTGATTAATAATAACAATCCCTAGTCAGAATATATAATAAATACATCATCTATACAATAGAAAGCCACTATCTTTTATATGACAGTGGCTTATCGCATTAATTTACAAGGGTATAGATTTATATATAACTAATTTTTTTGAGTTCACAACACAAATTCTGTCACTTACTCAATGCAAAAAAGCTCTCTCATCTCTTTTTTTATTCATTTCTAAGTATAAGGACAGAAGCCACCTGTTAGGGCAGCTTATCAAGTAATTCATTAAATATTTGTCTTATTCTTTCACCAGAAACACACATAATACGACCAATTTCTTCATACTTTGCACCATGAGCTAACATATGGAATATATAGAATTCTCTGTCCGTAGCAATATTATCAATAACAGATTCCAATTCATTATAAAATATATTACTTTCTATATTATCTTTTGTTTCTGGTGATGTATTGTATGGATCTAGTGAAAAGAAGTCATCTATGTCTTGTTCTGCTGGTGGTTCATCGATAGGGCGGCTCTCATAGCTTAATATAAAGGCTCTAACGCTCTCTTTATCATACATCATATATAAACACTGGCTTTTGCAACACGGCCTAATATTACTGCTCTAGCATGTTTGATTGTATTCTCTGCTACCCCTAAAACATCTGCGATAATGTCATAAGGCTGTTTATCCCACCATAACATCTTAATTAATTGCTGCTCTTGTAGCGTCGCATTGTTATATACTTCGGTAATTCCTTTTACGATACTTTTAACTCTATTGTATCTCTGTTCTGTCATTTGGCTAGCTTGTGTTTTGTACTCATCAACTAATGTTTGATAGTTTTCCATATATCCACTCAGAATTTTGTAATCGAAACTCTTTAAAGAACTCATATAACTAGCTCCTCTTTTTGCGTTTGCAATGAAGCTCTTACTTTTCCCACTTCTTCATCAAAATATTTTCTTTGGTCTTTCAAATGGTCTCTCTGGCGCATTAGACGAGCTTCATGCGTGTTTCTATATAAATCTTCACATAACTTCTCAATGCTCTCATAAGGCTTATAAACACCGTTTGTACGCATGTAGTGCATTATCTCTTGTTGCTCATGATATGGGTAGGCGCTGACAATGCTTTTAAGTAAATTCATGCGTTTCAATGAGTGATTTTTGTAACGTTCCAACTCTTCTTTTTTCTCAACAATCCATATAACCAACTTCTCTAATGGATAACTGGTAACAACTAAACCTGTTGCTTCATCACAAGCCATATGCGAGATGTTCAGATGATACATTGCTTTTATTTGTTCTTCGAGCGCTTGGCATTTTCTGTTTATAAATTGAGGATTGTATTTAACCAACAACTCATATTCTGAAATTCTTTCTTCTCTTTCATAATTGAAAGTATTTTCACTTTTCTTCAGCAACAGTTCTGCACTCCTTTAAACTTTATCTATTTTATTTTCTGATTGGCTTTGTACTTTTGTTTAGTCGTTATCTGAAATCCCGAATTGGTCATATACAGATTGTTTCTTAGGAGTTTCATTCTTAGGATCTAATATCTTTAGTCTGGATTCTACTGTTAAGCCTAACTTAGATGAAATACTATTCAATTGTGCCAGTGCATCGCGCTTAATAGCATGGTTTTGGTTTAATTTAGTGCCTCTTTCAGTAACAACTACTGCTCCTTCTTGCTTCATACGTTCAGTGGCTTGAATATAATCCGAATAAGCTTGACAATATGCAGAAACTAACGCTAAATCTAAACTTGCAATTGGTAACTCTTGGAGCAACGGAATAATACGTTGCCATTCTTTTTTTGCATTATCGCTTAAATCTGTTGGCACATAATCAGCATCTATTTTTTCAAACTTCTTCAAACCATTTTCTCTCATTTCAGCTTCTTCCAGTTCTTCTTTAGTTCGGTTTCCCAACTTTGCAACGTTTAACTTTGGTTTTCTCCCTGCCATAACAGTGCCTCCTAGTGTTTTTTGATTTAGTGCAATATTTCATTTCGGGAATTTGGTCGCAAAAAAGGTCGGCTCGTTATCGAGCGCCGTCAGATTGGCACCCGGTTTTTCTTCACCCCGCCAAAAATATTTTTGAAATTTATTTTTTGAATCTCAATCCGAAAATTTTTACACTGCTGATAAAATTAATCTATCCGTTAAAATTTCCACCACTACTTTAATTATCTACTGGCAAAATTAATTTACTTTCATTCTAAATTTAGTTACTTTTTACTCTTTTCATACAACGTATTCTAAGCTCATTTAAGCCACATGTAAGATTGTTGAGTACCAAAAATCTAAATAATAAATGTATGCTCTGTATAGCTCTCTAAATGGCTACAAACACCATTGTATATAAGCAAACCATTTACGCTTAGTCATAACGATTAGTAACTCGTTTGTGCTTCTCATATTGTTGTTACTTATCATCTAATAACAATAATTAATATTTATACTTTTTATTTGAAATCAGAATCTTAATTTAATTTTCGATTTACTTTTTAAATTTATTCTCACAAACATTTTTGTAATTCAAATCTCAATTTACTTTTATCTTTAACATTTACTTTTTGATTTGATGAATGAACTTCACAATTGAATCAACAATAGAAATCATTTATCTTCTGAACTCAATCAACAATTGAACTTCAACAAATGAATTAACTTAAACAATTTATCTTAATTGGATTAATCATTCTTAATTAGAAATCAAATATCAATTACAATTCATTTCTTCTACAATTCATTTCTTCTCTTTGAATGTTGATGAACAATCACAATGAAACTTCTGTGTGAACTATCTCATTAGTTGGGTCTAATCCTCATACTAAAAGTAGTGACCTTATAAACTCTGTGTTCAATAGTCTGACCTTTAATGTAGGTAGCTTAATCACTGCGTACTTTATTGTGCAGTCCTCTAAACTATCCACCTTAATAAGCAGTGTGCTTTAATACACAGTGTCTTTAATGCTTAGGCACTTTATAACAGATGGCGCTTTATTATCTATGCTCATTGTTTGCCTGCACCTTTAATACTTGGGTCTTATAACTGCATGTGCTTTTATATACTATGTTGAAGTATCTGCTACACTTTGAAAGCGTACCACATATATCATTGTGATTACTTTCACATATATACTTTAAGAAAAGACCACCACCAATTAATAGTGATGGCCTAAACCAACGTGCAAAAGAATCAGGAACAAATGAAAAATAATAAGGGTTAAATGCCCAATGGCTAATTTAGACTTTAATACTGAGCGCTCAACATTAAAGATTTAGTATATCTTTAATGTCTATATTATACCATGAGCGCCGTCATAATACCACTTTACATTACCTAGTATTAATAGAAATTGCTTTTATTTTACCAATCTTTTCAATGAGCTTATTCATCGATGTAACTTCATCTGTATAGATTTGTACACTCTTAACTTTGTTCTGCTGCACTAACTTTAGAAATTCTTGCATAATTGGTTTGTCATCCACTTCTATAGACAGTCCATACAGTCCTTTATTAACTACCACTGTTAAATTGCCACGATGTATCGATGCTAGGATATTACTATCCTTATTGTTGTCTAACATCACACATAGCTTGTCGTTGTCTTTTAATGCTTGAAATACATTGTTATCCAACTCATATGGTTTAAATGTCTGATAATTAGGATCTACTGTTTTGGTCGTTCCCATTTCTACAGGTTTATCAGTCGTAAGTGCTTGTACTGTAATTCGATTCTTTTGCTTATTATATTTAACGTTATTATCTGATTGTTTGATTGTTGTTAGCATACACTCACATCCTTACCATTGTTTCTTACCATAATGATATTTTTGGAACTCATCACGAGAGACGGTATCTAATGCTTGTTCGACTCTCCATGCATAACCACGTGGCGTTGTTTGTTCATTGTATTTATCACCATCACCTAATTTAATTTCGTGGGCTAACATTTGGCCTTTATACTGGTTGTAAATGTTACCAGGATTGTTCTTCTCTTGCTTAACATAACGTTCACGAGATATACGACGACCAGCCTCATTTTTATTCTCAATCATTTTACGATACACTTTTACGACATCTTGCAGTTTATCCTGCATCTCTTTCGCTAGTTTTTGATGTTTATCCTTAAATTCTGTCATTTCTTTGTTGTATGCCTTGTAGAACTGGTCAAATTCTTCTTCAGTTACTTTATAATCTGATGAGTTAAGTTGTTCGTCGACTTCGATTAATTCTTGTTCTAAATCTGATTGTAGACTTTTTAATTTTGTTGCTTCTGCAAATTCATCATTATTTTGATAATGTGTAATTTTACTATTAATCTGTTTAATACGATTTGTTAGCTGATGGTATTTCTGTTTAACCTCTTTTGCCTTAACACCCTTATTATAGATTTGTTTATCAAAGATATTGATTGTATTGTCTTGTACTGTTTTACTCATAATTAACTACCTCTTTTTTCATTTTTAATATTAATACTTTTAATCACATCACGACGGCGCATGCTTCCTCTTATCAAGTTGTTTAAACTATTAATAGCTCGCTCTTTTTCTTCTTGAGTTGTAATCATAAAATACCCGTTTTGTTTAGGGGAGTAGCTGCAGCCGATAGGATAACCGTAATTTGTTGATAAATCGCGTATAATTCGACGCACCCAACGCTCATTAGTTGAATTTGCTGCATATCCTAATTGATTTAAAATCTTTTCTTTAGTAATATGTTTGTTTGGTGCATTAATTATCACATTAACGACTTGGCGGTGTTCATCTGGTAATTTTTGCACCCTATTCTTCGCATTATCCATTTCATCACTCCTTTCTTATTTCTATGATTTTTCTCAGAACGATCACCTCCTTAATTGACCTATATTGATGAGGAATACGAGCGCGCGCGCTTCACTTGGTCATAGAAAAAGGTTTTAACTCTATATCTGTATTAGCTGTTTGTTGCGTAATAAGAAGCCTTGAGTTCATTAAACCTTGCTTCTAATGTTTTGTAATCAGCTTGTGTGGCCTTCTCATTTTGCACGAACTCAGTCACTAGCTTTAAGCCTTCTACTAATTCGGGTGAGGGTTCATTAATCCCTGTAGCTAATTGATATACCATTTCTAAGTTACCTATCACATCAGCATTACTTGACTGAGTACCTTCGAGTTCATCTATGTTAAAGTCTCTCTCCATATATTCGAACACGTCTGTATTATGACTTTCTGCGAATGCCTCTAAGCCATACATAAAGTAATCATTATCAAACAATAATTCGGCCATCATATCGCTGATAGAAACTACTTGACCGTCATGTAATTCATAGCCTGCATAATGTCCTTGTATGCTTCTGATAAGCCCCTCTGTGTGCTTTGGAGACGCCAATAAAAATGATTGTCTTACCCTACAGTCTTTTATATAAACATGACCGTATAATCTGCCTTTCATCATGATATAGACCACATCAAAAGGATCATCATTTATTTTGAAAGTAAAATGTTTATTTCTACTACGTTCTAATAATGCTGTGTAATACCTTAATAACGTACCTGCTCGTGTATCAAATTGATTACCTATAGTTTCTATATTCATTGATTTACTTCTCCGTTCATTATTTTTTAGTAGTTCCCCCTCAATTCCCCGTAGTTCCTCTTTTCTTTTAATCATTAGGGAACCGTCTCTGTCTTACTCTCTCAACACTTAAAACTAAATGGTTCCCTAAGTTCCCCTTTTTTTGAGACCTGTATAACTATTAGTAAATATACAGATATAGATATAAATGATAAGTACGTCTCTAATATTATTTATGGTTAAAAATTATAGGGAACTTGGGGAACTAATAACATAAAACCATTGGTGTTACAGTGTTTATACGGTTCCCTCTTTAATTAAAAAATGGGGAACCAATAGGGAACTTAGGGAACTAAGCTCAATTTTATTCATAGTCAGAATGATATTGGTTAAAATCAAAATCTAGCTGCTTTATAATTTCTTCTTTAATCGCATAACCTCTCGGCTTTGTTACGTTTCATTTGAATTAAATCTATGAATTTTTATTTTTTCTGATAAAACTCAAGTAATTTTTCACTCTTGCAAGAACCAGCTCAAAATCACCTTGAGAAATTATTTTGTAACTTGTTCTATGATTTGTATTAGGTATAAAACTTTCACGCCATGCTACCCACTCATCATTAATATATTCAACATACAATTGTGAGACATGACTTATTGAACAAAAATAAATTTCTTCTGAAATACCTACTATTAGACCAATACGTTCAGCTTGTTCATCTAAATTGTATTCTTCATTAACGGCTTGCACTTCTCACTGTCGCCTCCCACTCTCTTTCAGTAATGACATCACCATTTTTATTATCGCCAATCAATACTCTTAACGGATCTATATCAACGTTACATTGAGCGGCATAACTGACGGCTTTATATAAATCGTTATTTCTGTATTCGCTTTGACCGTCTATAATACGTTGATACGCTTTTTTACCTTCTCCACCTTTGCCGTTAGCTAAATGCTCAAAGCTATTATTTGGCAACACACGCTTTACTGAATAATGTTCAAGCGTTTGTTGTGTATAATTACCTTGCTTAGAAAATATACGTTGTTCAAAATCTCCGTTATATTCACGTGTCTTGGTTTTATTGTGTGTATATTTTCCTTTTAATGTGCGACTACCAGCAAGAACAAAGTAGTTATTAGGGTGTGCTTTTATATCAACTGACGGTAAATATCCTATCTTCTGAGTGTATTCAATACCTGTACGTTTCTTGAATATAATGTGCTTGCCACCGCTCGGCGTTGTTTGCACAAGGGTATTCTGTGCATTAGTTACAATTTCATCATAATAAGGAATGTACTTAATGCTTTCGTAGCCGTCTTTACCTTCTTCGTGATTAATATCAATATCGATACACCACACCCCCCTTGTGAGTACACCTAATACATGAGTATGTTGGTATAAAAATTTATGACGATCTATAAAAGCATCAGTAATCTGTATATCAGCAAATGTTACAATTGGTTTCTTATATTTATTGAGCGGTATAACTTGAATATTCTTTTTCAATAATTGATTTGCAACATGATAACCTGACATTAGGGATTCCTCCTTTCCGATAAGAGTTACTGTAATATCAACATTTTAAGAGTTACGGCAAGAGTTACATAAGAGTTACTGTAACCCTTGTAACTCTTATTTCTCTATAGGAGACAACATATAATCCAACTAACTATATAACTAATAGAAATATGAGTTATAAGAGTTAGTGATTGATATTTCAATATTTTGAGAGTTATAACAAAGGTTAGTGAGAGTTATACTAACTCTTATCAAGTAAATCTAATGCCATATCAAATAATTCTTGGTTTCTTATTTCATTAAATTATTTCCACACCCTTATCACCCTTATTTCGTCTATAGCAAGAAAAATATTTTAACGGTTATAAATTTCTAATAAAAATTAGAGTGATAAGGGTGTGTAGTTGTAATGACAGTGTTTTTTAAGTGTGTATAAGAGTGCGTAAAGGTGTGCCACACTCTTATTCGAACAATGAATATGCCATGTCAAATAATTCTTGATTTCCTATTTTGTAGCCTTTATAATTTTTACCTTCAATCCAATATTGCTTATTTAATGAAACACCTATTTCCTTCATATCTTCTTTAGCTTTCTTGTAACGTAAACTCCTCCTTTCTGATAAATATCGGTCACCCTTGTTACCTATGTTTTGTCTATAGCGAGAAAATATTTTAGTGTTTAAAAAAAACGCTACGAAAATAAGGGTGACGAGGGTTACTGGCTGTAATATCAATGTTTTTAAGGTGACTTTAAGGGTGACTTAAGGGTGACGGTCACTCTTGTTCTAATAACTTATACGCCATATCAAATAATTCTTTATTTCCAATCTTATGAACTTTATAAGTTTTACCTTCTATTTTTTTATCATTACTTATTACTACACCTATCTTTTTCATGTCTTCTTTGGCTTTCTTGTAACGCATACTCTTATAATCTTCTTGAATTAAACGTTGTAGTGTCTCATCACCTGCAAGAATAAAGCCTTGTTCCTTAAGTACCTTCAGCATAATAACTTGTGTTTCAGTCAATTCATCTTCACTAAAGTAATGTTTCAATGTAACATCGTTAAATTTAAATTCACCGCCAATGGATTTAAGATATTCTAAGCTCACAAGTAAAAATGAAACCGAAGCAGTAACAGAATTTGTATCATCAGGTTTTACAAAATTCCAATACGGTGCAAATGCTTTATATCTTTCTTCGTCTGTTTCATGTATCGGTCTATCTTTCAATGAAATTTTAACAGTACGTGTTGTATTGGCTGTAATGTCACCAGTATCTACATTTTCATTGGTATCTAACACCAGTACAGATCTATTACGGAATGTAAAGGCATTTCTGCCAATGCCACGTCCTGAAATGATTTCACCCGTAGCAATTTTACGCAATATTCTCATCATTGATTTAGTAATTTCGCCTGTTTCATTGGCGTGTGCGATGTCTGCACCGTAGAAATTCATCCATTCGTTCGCAGACTCAAAACCTCCTGAAACAAGACTGTCAAAATTAACTTTATTTACTTTTAAAAGTGGATTAAATGTTTCCATTTGCAGCCCTTTGCCGGAACGTCCGAAATCTTTCATTAAAAACCATTTTTCAGCTTGTACTAACTCCATTTTTCGATACATCACATAAGCGTGCATCAGCATTAAGTTATTTTTGCTTTTTTCGTTTTCGGTAACAAATTCATAAAATTTTTTAGGCGTTTCCAAATCAATATCTTTATGATCAACATCATATTTTAATGCAAACAATTCATTTTCCTTTAAAGGTCGTTTAGTCATTTTCAAATGCTTCACATCATAAATAAAATCATTACCAGCAAAAGCATAGGGACAGATATTGTAACTGTGATTAACTTCCATATAATCACGATATAGTTCTGTCATAACTTCTAGAAAATCATCAATTTGATGTTTATTATCTACAGGATATTTCAATGCGAAATAGGTATCATCTATAACCTCATAATAGTTACTTTTGACAAAAATGAATTTATCCAATTCAACTGAATATATAACTTTATCCGCCATTAAATCCGCAATAAAACGCGCATAATTTGTAAACTGATCAGCATGCAAACTTGCTTTCTTCTTCTCTTCACCGTTATCTTCCTCAACGGTTTTTACATTAATTTTTCCGTAAATCAGCCCTAATTTCTTTGGAATTATGGTATAATTTAAAGTAAGGTTATTAATATAATCACCTGCAATATCATCTTTTTCTCGATGATACAAATTGCCTTTGTTATCAAACACCTGTTTATCATTAGAGATACAAGCGAAATGAATTCGCTTGCTTATCTCTTTAATTCTTGATAAATTTGCTGTGTTGATATAGTCTAGATTTGAATGAAATTCAAAATGTTTTTTATATAGTGTTACTTCGTCCATGTAATCAACCTTTCATATGTGTTAATGTTTTAGTGGGTATTTAATTAAATACTTGTTTTCTATGCGTTATCTGATTTAGTCGCCAAACTATTGTTATCAGGTAACGCTTTTTCTATTTCTTTAAATCTTTCAATGAGTTCACTAAATTCTTTTTGATACATCATCATTAAATCTATCGTTTGTGCATTTTTAATTCTATGTTCATGGTATCTATATCCATGATTTAAAATATCCTCTTTATTCAACACATAATTAGGCTTATGTGTGAAATACTCATCATCAAACCAAACAAAAGATGTTACTACATCATCTATTCTTTCTTTTAAAACTTCTAAATCACATAACGCATCGTTTAATTCAAAATTCATTATTCTACTTCCTCCACTTCAATATTTCCTACAATATAGTCTAATGCCCATTCTAAAATTCCGATTACATGCCCTTCACGATCTGTTGTGTGTTCATGTTCACCTGTGCTATCTGTTACGGTATAGTAGTAAACTTCTTTGTCTTCATTCATAACATCGCTTAATGTCATTGTTACTTCGTCAAGAATATAAAACGCCTCATCTTCAAAATCTAATTCAGCAAGAATATTAAATAACTCTTTATGAATTAGTTTTAAAATATGTTCGTAAAATACTGTATCGTCATAACGGTAATCTGTATTAGAATGAAATCTATCTTTTGCTGATAAAAATACGTCTTTATCTTTTTCATATAATACTTTCTCTAATACTTTTACTACTTTTGATAATTGATATTTTTGTTTAATTTCCATTTACTACACGCTCGCTTTCTTCTTTTTCTTTTCTTTTAGTTCTACAATTCGATTTAATTCCAATTCCATACATGCAATAGAAATATCAGGACTTACTTCAGGAAAGTTTTCTTTAAATACATCAGGTGCAACATTTAGAAGTAAATTCCCTTTAACATCTTTCACATTGAACCAACCTACTACACTTTTTGTAATTACTACTTGTTGCTGCATTCTTTTCCCTCCTACTTTGTGCTAAGTAATTTCTTAACATTAATTTGTTTTAAATCATTGTTGTGAATATCCATGTGAGATGTGATTTTCTCCATAAATTCATCAACATCAGACTTCTTAAATCGGTATGTGCTGCCTACCATGTAATACTTCATACCGTTATTAATAAGTAGCTCCTCAATCGTTGGTTTACTTAAATTTAGGTATTCAGCTAATTCTTTGTAGGTCATGAAGAATTTTTCCATAGCCAGTTCATCTACACGTTGATTAATGGCTTGTTCTAATAATGCACGTGCTTCTTCTTCATCAATGTTAATATTGAACATTTATCTCACCCCATATTTGTCATAAATTACTTTACTAACTTTAATATCAAGGTTAAATTGATTCATTGATTCTGTGAGCTTTACCACATCATCAAGAATAACTTGACGCACCTCTAACATATCCGGTGTCATTTCTTCTTTGCCAATCATCTTTTTATATCCAAAAGCAGTTGACACAGCTTTATTTGCAATAGTATTGGCTTTAATGTAGTTGATTTGTTTATCTGATTTATACGCTCTTTGAATAATAGCCATAGCTTCTTTTTGCTTTTGTTTATCTAACATGCGAAAGACTTCATAACCTTTAAGTCCTGTGGCTTGTCGCAATTCTTTAATAACCTGCTTAACCCATTTCTTAAATTCTTGAGCTTCATCTCGTCTACTATTCCAAATAGCTTCGTAAATACCATATTCAGAAATGACACTTGCTGGTTGTGTCTTTCTTGCGAACTTACTATTTGAGGTGACCTTCACATTGTGAGTAGTCACATCTTCTTTATCTATCATTCTTAACATATTTGATGTTTGCGAATACCCTAAAGCATTAGCTACATCTCCAGCTACTGCCCAATACTCATCGTCTTTTTCAATAAAACGAATTTCTTTGTCGTTGAAAATTTGTTTAATCATTGGTTAGGTTTAAACCTCCTTTAATTCTTTTACTTTGAAAACATCGTTAAAATCGATATTCAACTCATCTACAATTAATTTAGCAACGCGTGGCGTTACTCTTTTGTTTTTAAATACAAAAGTGATCGTTGCAGGAGAAACACCTATTTTTTTAGCAAAATTATTTTTGTTGTTGCCACTCATTAAAATTAATTCATTGAGTTTTTTACCATCAGTCAATTCAATCATCATGTTCACCTCTTTTTATTACCAGAGATTATTTTTAATCTCTTTAACTCTATATAAAGAATAATACATTTCACTAAAAAACTCAAGAATTAATTTTTTATTTCTTCAACTTTTTTTAAATGGTATACTTCAAAGTAGGAGGGATTAAATAAAATGTTAAGCATGGAAACAAGTAAGAAAATAGGGAATCTATTAAAAGAAGCTAGAAAAGAAAGAAACATATCTGCTAATAAATTAGGAGGGAAAATCAAATACTCACAAAGTCATATCAGTGGTATTGAAAACGGCTCGAAATTAATACCTTCAAAATCATTCATTTCTAAATATCTTAGAGCAATAACAAATGATAATTTTTCTGAAGTAAACTACTACATCAACCAAATTAATGAACTTGCCAATGGTGAAATAGAGTTAGCTACATATATTGATGAATCGACCTCATTATTGGACGCTTTCGTTAATAATTTTGAAAGTGATTCATCACAATTAAATACATTTGTAGAGGAATTACAAAATGGAGATAATAAAAAAGATTATTACAACTTCCCTATTAATGATTTAAAATTTCACTTAACAGATATAAATAATCAAAAGTATTTTAATAAGGTGTTGCTTTCAGCAGATGACCGTGAACATATTAAAGAATATATCGAAGATTATATTGAATTAAAGTATAAAATTTACTTAAACCAAATTAATGATTTATATTCTAAAAATAAATTAGATGAAAGATCCTATAAACAAGAATATTATCAGATAGATAGAATTTTAAAAGCTATCAAAGGTGATAATTATGGCAAGTTACGATCAGATAGCTAAAAACAACTGGCGTTATCGTATATCACTAGGAAAAAATGCAGAAACAGGGAAATATGAATATATCTCTAAGACTGGCTTTAAACGTAAATCAGACGCTAAACATCAAGCTGAAATGATAGAGCGTCAATTAAGAAATGGTGACTATATCGCTCCTTCTTCTAGCACATTCAAACAGATTGCTGATGATTGGATTAAACAGTATGCTAACGATGTAAAAGTAAGTAGTGTGAGAGCACGTGAGAAAGCTATACAGCACGCCATAGAGCGTTTTAATACTAAACCAATACAAACTATCAAGAAACATGATTATCAGCGCTTTGTGGACGATATGAGTGCACAGTATAGTAAGAATTATGTTGATAGTATTGTCGCCTCTACAAATATGATATTTAAGTACGCACATGATATGAAATTAATAAAAACATTGCCTAGTGAGGGTATTAAACGACCTAAAAAGAAAATAAATGTGGAAGAATTAGAGGATAGTGAGATACATAAAAAATTTCTTGAAAAAGATGAATTATTTCAATTCCTGGAGGTTGCTAAAAATCATCATTCGCCACAGAATAGCTTTGAAGTGTTTACCACACTGGCATACACTGGCATGCGTGCAGGCGAGTTGTTAGCATTAAAATGGCCTGATATAGACTTTGAGAATAACATAATTAGTATTACTAAGACTTATTACAATCCGAATAATAATAAAAAGCATTATCAGATACTTACTCCGAAAACTGAAAGCTCAATCGGTAAAATCTCAGTAGATCCTCATGTGATTCAATTACTCAAAGATTATAAGGTAAACGTCCAGGACACTTGGAAAAATGGATTATATGTAGATAATAATTTTGTATTTACTGATGTGAATGGTTATCCACTTGTGATTAAAAAACTATCCACATGGATTCAAGCAATTATGAAAAAGACTGATATTACTAATAAACATATAAGTACACACTCATTCCGTCATACTCATTGTGCGTTACTGATTGAAGCAGGTGTACATATCAAAGAAATACAAGAAAGACTACGCCATAAAGATATAAATACCACAATGAACATCTATGCTAAGATTACCAACTCATACAAAAAAGACGCTTCCCAAAAGTTTAGTAAACTCATGGAAAACGTCAGCAAAGAATTATTTTAG